TCATTCTCTTTATCCAAAGGGAAAGCCCTTGAACGGAAAGGGAAAGGTCATGACCAACCGCGAATTGAAACGATCGTGCAGGATGCGGCCGGTTCGTATGGGCCAAATGTTGCAGAGTGGGCTCGGAGGATTCTCGGTGTGGAGCTCATGCCCTGGCAACGTCATGTGCTCGATGGTCAGCTCAGCGTTGATGCAGACGGTCGATGGTGCAACCCTTTGTCACTTGTCAGCGTTGCGCGCCAGAACGGTAAAACCGTTGCGCTCAAAGCGTTGCTCGGATGGTGGCTGACGGAATACAGCTTGGAGGCCGGGCCGCAAACGATTCTCTCGACTGCGCACCGGCTCGATTTGGCGACTGCGCTGTTTCAGGATTTGGCGCCGACACTTGAAGCGAAGTTTGATGTGAAAGCGACTTGGGCTTACGGCCGTAACAGCATCAAGATTGGTGACAGCATTTGGCACGTGAAAGCGGCCAGGCCTTCGAGCGGTCACGGTATGTCTGTCGACCTGATCATTGCCGACGAAGTGTTTGGTATTGATTCCGAGACACTTGACATTGGTTTGCTGCCAACCCAGCGAGCTCGACCTAATCCGTTGTGCTCAATGTGGTCTACGGCTGGCACTGAGGACAGTATTGCGATGATGCGCTGGCGTGAGCAAGGCATTCGCGCAATTGATGAGCACAAAGCCACCGGCATTTACCTCGCCGAGTATTCGCCGCCACCTGACGCCGACCCGATGTCGCCCGGTGCCTGGGAGTACGCCAACCCGGCGCTCGGCCACACGCTTGACATCCGCACGATTGAGCAAGAAGCCAAATCACCCAACCGCGCAGGCTTTCTCCGATCTAGCGTGAATTTATGGGTGCAATCAGAGCTTTCGTGGCTTGCGCCAGGCAAGTGGGAAGGCTGCGTTACCGAGCTTCCTCCGCTACCTGGTGGCGTGCTTGCAGTCGAGGTAGCAGTCGACGATGGCCGGTACGTGGCGGTTCGTTGCAACGCGAATACTGCTGGGATACTGACTGCGACTGTCGCATTCATGTGCGAAACCGTAACGCAGGTTTGGGATAACATCCGTCAACAGGTCGCGTCTAACCCGGGTCTCACTGTTGCCATCACTCCGACGCTTGACACGAATTGCCCTACTGATCTTCAGCGTCGCCGCGTGCTGGTCGGCTATCAAGAAATTTGCCGCCACACGTCAATGGTCAGGTCGTTAATCAACGAAGGCCGAGTTGCGCACACTGGCGAGACCATGTTGGCTGAGCACGTCGGCCGCGCTGTGGCTGTCAAAACGCCTGGCGCTATTGCGTTGAGCTCGACCAAATCATCTGGCCCTATCGAGTTAGCTCGGTGTCTGGTGTGGGCTGTCGGTATGTGTGGCAAGCCGCGACCGATGGTCAATCGACCTGTCATTGCATCAAGCGCCTAGACTGACTGCACAATGGCAATCTTCTCTCTAAAACGCGCAATCCCCAACGCACCCAAGGCTCAAGTCGCCGCTGCTGGCGCTGCTGGCAATCCTCTCGTCGGCAACTTCATGACATACACGGCCGACTTCAACCGGGCGGCCGCTATCCAAATTCCCACAATCAGCCGCGCGCGTGATCTCATCTGCTCAATGGTCGGTTGCTTGGAAATTCATCAGTACGGCAAGCAATGGATGGATGACGAATACGAGGACATTGACCTCCCAGACGACACGTGGTTTTACCAGCCAGATCCAAACGTCACGCGCAACTTCATCATGAGCTGGACAACCGACGACCTGCTGTTCTACGGTCGTGCATTCTGGATTGTCACCAGCCGATTCGGCAACGGATTCCCCGCCACATTCACTTGGGTGCCTGCTAATGACGTGCAAACGCGCGACCAGGCAGGCCCACAATGGTTCGGCCCGAGCAAAGAAATCTATTTCAACGGCTACAGGCTTGACCCAAACGACGTGGTGCAATTCCTTAGCCCGATTCAAGGTCTGTTGACGATGGGTGCACGCTCAATCCGCACCAACATCAACCTTGACACCAGCGCCGAGCGCTTCGCCAAGAATCAAACGCCAGCCGGTGTGCTCAAGCAGACCGAAGGCGAGCCATTGAGCGCCGAGGAACTCAGCGAATTGGCCGCAGGGTTCGCCGCGGCACGCAACAACAACGCCATTGCTGCGTTGAACCAGTACGTCGACTGGAAAGAGTCGTACATGGATCCGAGCAAGCTTCAATTGACCGAAGCACGCACCTATCAAGCGCTTGAGATGGCACGCATCGCCAACATTCCCCCATACCTTGTCGGCGCGCCAAGCGGATCAGGCATGACGTACCAAAACGCGCAACAGGCACGCCAAGACCTGTACCTATTCGGCGCCAAACCATTCATTGACTGCATTGAGCAAACGCTCAGCATGAATAACGTGACGCCACGCGGTCGCTACATTTATCTTGACGTAGAGTCATACTTGGAGGAAGCACAGATGGAGCCCGACCAGGACAACGCTGCACCTGGTCGGGCACCTACCAACGAAACCGAGGATGACAATGATTCGACTGACAGCTGACGACACATTCGTACTGGCCGAGGATGGCGAGTCACCACGCACCATTTCGGGCATTGCCGTGCCCTGGAACGTCGAAGCCACCGTTTCGGATGGCACGCGCGTGCGCTTTGAGCGTGGCAGCCTCCCAATCAGCGGCAAGAAGCCCAAGCTGCTCAAATACCACGACTCGACCCAGCCTGTCGGGGTCGTTACCGGCCGAGTCGATAGCGAAAAAGGCATGGTTTTCACGGCGCGAATCAGCGCCACCAGCGAAGGCAACGACATGATCGAGCTCATCAAAGACCAAGCCGTTGACTCGGTTTCAGTCGGTGTCGATGTCATCGATGCCCGGTATGACGACAACGGCACGATGGTCATTGCCAAAGCCGACTGGGTCGAGCTCAGCCTTGTGACGCAACCAGCGTTTAAGGGTGCTACCATTACAGATGTTGCAGCGACCGAACCACCGCGAGAGGAAAACCAACCAATGTCAGACAAGGTCGAAGCAGCCGTTGAAGCACCAGCACCGGCACCGCAAATGCTGTTCGCTGCACCCAAGAAAGAATTCGTCATGCCGAGCGCTGGCGAATACATCAGCAAGCTGTGCCAGGGTGGCTCCGTTGCTGCAGAATTCCTCGCCAACCTGAAGGCCGCTGCGCCCGACGTGGTCACCACCGACACGCCTGGTCTGTTGCCGACGCCGATTCTTGGCCCGGTCTACAACAACCTCATCGGTCGTCGCCCAGTCATCGACGCAATCGGCGCTCGCGCCATGCCCGGTGGCGGCAAAGTGTTCTCGCGCCCGAAGGTCACCACGCACACCACGATTGGTTTGAGCAACGGCGAAAACCAGCCGCTTGATGCAGGCACATTTGTTGTGGCCAAGGAAAATGTCACCAAGGCCGTCTACGGCGGCTACGTCAAACTGTCCGAAGAGGACATTGACTGGAGCGAGCCGCAGGTTCTCAGCGCGCTCGTCGACGACATGGCACGCGAATACGGCAAGCAGACCGAGGATGCAGTTGAAGCCGCGCTCAAGGCCGGCATCACCACGACTCGCGCTGCGTTTGACGTAACCGACCCGGCTGCCTGGGCAGAATGGATCTACGGCGCATCGCAGACCATCCTCAACGCCAGCACGCACCTGCCGACGCACCTGTTCGCGTCGCCCTCCTACTGGGGTGCACTCGGTCAGCTCAGCGACACCGCTGACCGACCGCTGTTCCCACAAGTCGGCCCGATGAACGCCTTCGGCAACGTCGCCCCCGGCACGCTGTCGGCCAATGCCTTTGGCCTCTCAGTCGTTGTGTGCCCATACGAGAGCGACTTCCTCGCAATCGGCGCGGCTGACGGCTTCGAGATTTACGAACAGCAGAAGGGCGCAATCCAAGTTGAAGCGACCGATGGCTCGCTGTCACGCATCATCAAGTTCCGCGGCTATCTCGCGACCTTGATGCTCGATGCCAGCAAGTTCGTCGAAATCGCCTGATCCAGCTGATTCCTTCCTCCAGGGAACACTGAACGGTGGCGACGTACACGATCACCCATAAACAGGTGGTCAGCAACGTTGCCATCGTTCAGTTGCTGGAGCCACTTGAATTTGAGGTCGGTCAAAGCATCACGATTGCTGGTGTTGGTGCTGGGTGGAACGCCACCCACAAAATCCTTGCATTGCCCGAGTATTACTTCACTGGCGTCAGCGCCCAGGGCG